TCGGCAACGTAACAAAATGACCGTGTTTGCAGGCCATCACCATAGATAGTCAGAGGTTTACCTTGCAACGCTTGCGTTATGAAATTAGAAATTACTCGCCCATCATCTGATCGCATATATGGACCATAAGTATTAAAGATACGCGCAATACGAATATCCACTCCACGTTTGTGATACTCCGTCATTAGAGTTTCAGCAATTCTTTTGCCCTCATCGTAACAAGCTCGTGGCCCAATCGTATTGACAAGTCCTTTATAAGTTTCAGGTTGTGGTGAATAATCTGGATCACCATAAACTTCGCTTGTTGAAGCCTGAAACACTTTAGCCTTACACCGTAGAGCTAATTCTAGGGCATTAATTGTGCCAACAACACATGTCTTGATAGTCTTAATTGGATCATATTGATAGTGTGGTGGGGAGGCTGGACAAGCCAAGTTATATATTTCATCGACTTCAAAATACATCGGCTGGGTAACATCGTGTCGAATAAATTCAAAAGTTCGATTTCGATATTGAAGGAGGTCTTCAATATTAGATTTTCTACCTGTATATAGATTATCAACACAGAGAACTTCATGGCCATCAAGTAGCAAACGCCTACATAAATGTGAACCTAAGAAGCCTGCGCCTCCAGTTACTAGTGCTCTCATAGTCTACCTATAATCCAAAGTATTGGGACGTAGGTTAATTGGCTCTGGGCGTATCGTTGCATAATCAGACACCATAATCTCTGGATCAATTGCTTCCAAAGTACATGCAACGAAGCAATAAAATTTACGGCCAAAGAGTTCAACAATTTCACCGACTCGACATAGACGTGGGTTCATAATTCTAAAACACCATATTCATTCTCAGACACTGAAAAATAGCAACGTTTAACTCCTCGCAATCGCATCGCATTTTGGCACTTTTTACACGGACGTGCTGTAGTCAGCCTACCGTCACTCTGAATACGCACAACATACACAGTCGCGTCCCAATCCAATTTCTTAGCCAGACGAGCCTCAGCATGAGCCTGGGGCTCTGGAGTTCGATGTGGTATGTTGCTGGAGGTAACAATAGCACCATCGCTACGCACACCTACGGCCCCCAATCGGTATTGACGAGAAGCTTCTCGCGTATCCCCCTTAAGGGCAGTCTTACGCGCTAATCTAAAGTATTTATCAATTACTGACATAATCGGCACGGGTAGAATCGGACTACCGACCTGTTGTTTATAAGACAACTGCTCTAACCACTGAGCTACGTGCCGCTATTGTAAATGTAGCACAGATTCCGGCGTTGTCAAGTTAATTTTTCCAATTCAAATAGCTTTGCATAAACCACTAACTCGCCTTCAACATATAATTCATTATCAATAACACTGAAGGTTAATGGTCGTAGATCATAAGCATCTACAACATTCTTAACCGTCAAAAAAGGACTCTTTCCACCAATACAAACCATTGCGGGACGTGTGCGATAAAAGCTGACGATATAAATTCCAGGTTCAATAGGCAGAGTCATTAACTATTCTCCGTTGTTTTGAAACAATCTCAATTGGTGTAGTACGATCAACATCATGTATCTTATCATCATATACGCGAGGAACTGAAAACCACTGGAATTTTAAACCTCTAGCTTCAGCCTCTAGCATACCGGCTCTGCCAACAGCAAAGTAATATCGTCGGCCTGGATCACCTAATAAATAAAGTCCAGGCTCAGTAGGTAACTTAGACATTCCATTCCTCCATCGTGGGCTGCTGTAGACCACGCATCCAGGTGTATACCCAACATGAATAGATTATACCGGAATTTGCAGTTATGTCCACACAAACTCGCTCGAATAGTCGGCCATTACCTTCAAGATAATCAAGCAATTGAAGACTTTTACCAATATTCGAGGCTTGATAAATCTCACCCTTAACACTCTCTGTATCTTGAGTAAAAACCAATCCTGGAAAGGCTCCCAAATCAACAAGAACACTATTGGAGCATATTCCAGTATCAATAAAGTCGCAGTCAAATAGACATGCGTGGTTTATTCCACCCTCTTTTAAAGTTCCATAAACAAACAAGTAGTCAGTCATAGTATTCTTTCAAAACGCCTCTGTGTAAAATTAAAATACCGAAACATTAATCTACTATAAGCATTGTGAGCTAATTGCACTGCATTTTCTGCACCATGCTTAGGTTTATAATTTAAATATGGAGCTAGTTTTCCATGTGCTAAAGTATCAGGAACTTTAACCCAGGCCTGGTGAGTCTTTACCCAATAGACTTGCTTACAAGCATCATATTTAACGTTCATGGAACAAACTCAAAAACTGTGCAGAAATAAAATCCGCTCGGACGGATTCTATTAGTTCGTTTATAAATCCTATTATTTACAGTTACAGTATCATTTGGTACTAAAAGAACTGTACCATCCCTACCCCAATAGAAGTCATTTGGACCTCCTTCGAGATACAGTGGTTCATAGTAAAAATCTGAATACTCTTTGTCAAATTCATAGACTTGAGCACCACGGTATTTGCCCTCGGTGAAGATATAATTGCATGGGTGATGTTCACAAGAATGAACTTGCACTACCTCTAACTGGCGATTTAGTTCCCAGTGGCGAGTCGGTAATTTAGGTCCACCTTCGAGATAAATATCCATCGTTACTCCAAATAAAATTGACAGTTCGTACTTAGCCCTGATGTCGGTTCTATATCACCGAGCCGTTCCCCATAATAAATCGGCAGTCATTCTCCACTGTCAAGGTGGCTTACCGACCAGCGGCCTCACCGAAAAGCCTTTCTGGATTTGATTCCCGTCCGCCATAAACCCGCCCA